GATTTTAGCAATTCTTACGTAATCCAGAATCTTGCTATAACCAAAAAACGTAATTTCAGGATGTAAAAGTGCAACCATGAGCCACGCATGAAAATAATTTAGGCTAAAATAATCCCCGCTCGAATGTATCCGCACAACCTTAACAGAAGAGGGGAGGGATTTTTCAATCAGGGCAACCATATCATGCAAGGAAAGTTTGCGCAACGCGTCAAAATTATTCCAGCGCATGCGCCGAGTCATGGAAAAAGCAGCCTCACCGCTCGCGGCATAGCAACGGAATTGTGCATTTTTTCCGTCCGTTAACTTGCCTGTTTTTCGATTAGCGCGGCAGAGGCAGATATTCGCCATTTTACAAGTCCAGCCCGCGGGCAAGTCAAAACCAACAACCTGCTTATTTTTAAGGTTGAGGTGTTTGGCGAGTTTTTTCAACTTGGAGTTTTCAAAACTGAATTTAAGCATACAAGTATTTTACCATATTACTCTCGGATTGTCAAGTAGCAAAATCCCAATCTACCAACTTAGACCTTTTTTGTCGCATTCTGCCCATGGGCGAATTTGGACTGTTTTTATCCGAATAGCAAAACTCCCCGCTAGACAACGGGGAGTCTGCCAACACAAGAACCACCAAACCGAAAAGGAGTCGGAGTTAGTCAATCAGGTCGTAATACGCGTCCGCGTCAATCTCAAGGAACAGATATTTCACGTCATCGTAGGTCTGAATCGGAGGGGTCATAATTCCCCGTTCGTAGCGCTGATACCAATTCAACAGCCATTCATAGATGCTTAACTGTAAAGCGTTCAGTTCCACAATCACACCGCTAAACGGATTCCGTCCAGCCCCACAATTGGCGTGTAGAGTCCAGTAATCGGTTGCCTGTGCCTTGCGCAAGCCCCGCATTAAACCAGCGCGAGCGGGTTTACCGTCAATCGTGAGGGTTGCAATTTTTCCGGTTTCATCGAGGGTATATTCTACGTTTTTCATTTTGTGACTCCTTTGTCTGATTATGAATAAAGTATATCACAAACTCCGATACCTGTCAAGGGGCAATTTTCAAATCGGACAATAATGGTCTTATTCCGCCCATGGGCGGAATTGGACAATTCCAGTCCGAATTGTCCTCTTTGCCGACAAAAAAGCCGCCGCGTTTCTCAAGCGCGGCGGTCTGGTTCAATTCGATTAGTTCAATTAGTTTCAATTAGTTCAATTCGATTTTCAATTCGATTAGTTTCAATTCGATTAGTTTCAATTCAATTAATCGGTTTCAATTTCTCCAAACTCACCAGCATAAAATTCGTTCGGTTCAAACTCGTAGATATTGACAAATTCCAAATAATGAGCGCGCTTTACTTTCTTCGGTTTGCAAAAGCACACCCCACCAAAAAAGTCTCCAAGCAAGCGTGCCACTTCGTCCGCATCGCACTCATGCACATATTGCTCAAAGTGCGCCAACGCTTCGGTTTCGTTTAACTTGAAAACGGGTTTTTTCTTCATGCCATCATCTCCGCTTTCTCTGCTTTCGTCCGCATATTTTCCCACATCAACTGCACGTCAGCAACCGGCAGGAGGTAGGTCAAGCCATTGCACACTCCATGCACCTTCGTTCCTTTCATACCCACAAGGGCATATTTTCGACTGCCGATTCCAAAACTTATTACCGTGCCAAGCGGGGGCAAGCGCATGGAAATACACTTGCGGTCATAAAGCTGTGCCGCGACGGATTTTACACCGTCCTTGTTACCAACCAGCTTGATGGTAAAATTCCCATCGGGGCTATACGTGCCATTTCCAAAGGTCAGCTTGTAACCATATTTCGTGCCGATTTCGTTAAGACTCTTTTGCAGGTCAGCTTGTATCTTTCGTATCATGTCGCTTGTCGGGTTTGTTTTTTTCATTTTATCTCTCCAAAGATTATAGCGGGAAAATGTAGCGGGAAAATATAGCGGGAAAATGTAGCGGGAAAATATAGCGGGAAAATTCCCGTTGAAAGCCACCAACGGGAATTTACCAGTCGCTTTCATCATGCGGATTAACCGTTACTTCTGTTTCCCAAGGAATCTCGCTGATATAATAATCCACCGAATTTACCCAATAAAAGCCAGTTACAATGCCTTCCTCACCACCTGCCGACATTTGAGTCCAAACATAATGCTCATCCGTGTTCCCTAGAATTTCCGAGTCATCTTCATAATGAACTTTATATTTTGCCCACCATTCTTTGAAGCCCATGTCATATGTGATTGTCATCTTCTTCACCTCAATTACAATTATAACATAATTGTTCGTTCTTGTCAAGCCCCAAAATCGGCGTCAGTATTCTCCGAACGATATCGACGCAATTGCTCAGCCACATCTTCCTTGCTGTTGACGCCGAATATCATATTGAAAATCTCATCGGCTTCGTGCAGCGACAAGAAAAATTCCAATACTACCATTAGTTTTTCTTCTTCAACTTCGGTAAAGTCTCTCATGGCATTACTCCAACAATCAAACCAATGTCCGGGTCGGACGGTTTCACTTCTTCCAGTTTACCATCAACGTATGTATAATTTACAGGTTCGGTGCTTTCAACCGCTCGACTGTCAGTAGGAACGAACCAGCGCATGAGCAAATCAGCACCCCAACGTTTCGCCTCTTCTTTGGTGGCAAAAGTGAGACCGTTGCCAGTCCACTCGCCCTCTGCAAAAACTTCCGGTTTCCACGACATTTTATAATCCTCCGAATGGTTTAAGTATACTCGATTACACCGTATTTGTCAAGGGTGAATTCTAATTCGGACAAGTTCAGTCCAAATTTGCCCATGGGCGAAATCGGATAATTTCTATCCGATTTGCCAACTTTTTTTATTCTCCGCGTGCCAGCATCTTGATGACTTCACCCACAAAAGCATCGGGCTGGTCGGCATCGTCCCGTTTTGCCCCACACACATCACAATGGTCAACAGCTTTTGAATGGATGTATGAGTATGGCTTTTCCTCTGTGCCAGCGCAGTTACAATCCCAAAAGTAAGGGGTTGTTTCGTTATAGTTCCCATCCACATCCTCATCCTGCGCACCAATAAAAGGATAGATAAACGCTTCGGGCACATGGTGATATTGCTCAATAAAATTTGCAAGAATGTCACACAGTTCGCCTATCCAAGCCATATCCCATTTGGGTTCGATGTCAAGCGGCTCGAGTATACTTGCTACTGCGGTATAAGCCGCATTGTGCATATTGTCAATCAAATAGCCTTGAGCATCGGTCAGTTCATCAGTCATTTTGTTTCTCCTCATAAATTTCATCAAGCACCTGCAAAACAAAAGGCAGGGTAGTTTCGTCGTGCCATTCTACCAAAGCACCTTCTGCTGTCCACAAGGCATTCAACACCTTGTCATAAGTTTCTCTCGGCACATAGTTGGTCAGGTCGATTTTTTCACTCATTTTATTTTCCTCTTCCTACCAAACAAGTTTCTTTACTTCATCGGTCATCAATTGATGATAATCCTTGTTAGAATTATATACATGAAAAACCGTGTTCCAATGAAAGTTTTCGGTTTTTGCCAAGTCGGTCTGGACACACACGGTAAACGTGCGCTTGCCGGTCTTTGGGTTAACAAGCAGATGTTTGACAACTTTACTCATATCATGTATCCCATCTTTAATTCGCCGTTTTCCAGCAGGATGGTGATTTTCTTCGCCATCGCAACAGGGGTTTCATTGCGTGCGTCTGTATATTCCTGCTTGCCGAGGGCGATAATCACACCGAGGCAGAAACGAATCACGGAGGCTTGCAGGGTGCGGTGCGAGGTCTGTAACAACTTGCCAACCACTTCGCCGTCGCGGTAATCCTTCATCCCGCTGTTTACATAGTCCTGCAAAAGTTCTGCCATGTTCGCAAGCGTGAGAGATTTTGCCAGCATACCCGTGTGGACTCTGGCGGTTTCATTGCCATTGTAATCTTTTACAATCGTGTAATATTTATCCTGATTTTCCATTTTTCACCTCGAAATAATTATAACCGATAACACCTGTTTTGTCAAGCCCTAGTCGGGCTGGTAATTGCCGTCCCCGACTTCCTTGAAAAACTTTTCAATATCATCGGCGACCTCGCCAAGCAAATTGAAAGCTTTTTCGTAGCCAAGAAATTCTTTTGCATCAACCCAAATTCTCATAACCATTTTTCACCTCACTAGGACAGAATAATGCAATCGGATTTTTCATCGCCCCGCTGTATCTCTTCAATCCAGTCGTCAATGATAGCGCATTTGCTGTGGCGATTCATATCTTCCAGCGCGGCTGAAAATATTTTCAGGACTTTGATAACATCCCAATCCGACCACTGCGAAATGCTGATACCCAAACCTTCAAGACTATACTCTTCCAGTGTTTCGGGTGTAACGTATTCGGATTTAAAATGTTCCCCTGCGCAAGTTTTAAAAGCCAAACTAATATGGTCAATTGAGTCAGTCATTTTTCACCTCGAAATAATTATAACCGATGTATGTGATTTTGTCAAGGTCTACGAAAGATGATGGTACAAAACGTTGTGAGCGGTATAAGCCTCATCCTTGTCGGTAGCAATGATGGCGCAAACATCCAGAATGGTCATCAACTTTCTTAAATTGCGTGCTTCGGTTATCCTACGCTGTGTGGTAGCACCGCATAGTTTCGCAAGCCGCTTGAGCAAATACTGGCGCAATTCCCGATACTCATTTAGCACCAGTTCGTTGTCTGCAATTGAGATTGCATCAGCAACAAAGTTTTCCATTTTTCACCTCGTTAGAACAAAATATCTTCGGCTTGTTTTTCTTTGCCGGTTTCAACCCATAAGCCATAGTGCCCAACATAAGGGCTGTAGGCATCCGTGCGTGATTTGATACCCGCTTCTTTAAGCAGGTAAACGGCTGTGTCTTTACTCATTCCGCCCTCACTTGCTTTCAAGCAGGAAAACAAAGTGTATTCAACACCTTTTACTATGATGTGCCCGTAACCCATATCCATTTTTCACCTCACAATGAATTATAACCGAAACAGCCCAATTTGTCAAGGGCAATTTGTAATTCGGACAAGAATGGTGGGAATTCCGCCCATGGGCGGAATATGATAATCTTTATCCAAATTGTCCAATTGAACCTTAAAAAATTTCCCCCACCCGGGAAACCCGAGTGGGGAAAACATTTGTTCTAAAGAGTATCAACCGCGATTTGGAAAGCGGTGTCCATGACCTTGCCGCGTGCGCCGATGAGAATGCTTTCCGTCCCATCATTTTTCTTGCTCATGATGTGATGATTCTGCATCTGCGTGACGCAGTTGTAAGCGCCGTACAGAGTCCGGCTAATTTCGATGCCGTTCGACCCGGTGAAGAGTTGCATAAGCAGGTCGCGGCTTTCCTTGGCGTCTTTCATCTTGGCGTCTACGTCTTTCTGCTCCCCGACGACCAGTTCAGCGGGAATGTAAGTGCGTGCATCGGCGGGGTAAGGATGAACTTTTGCAAAGAACCCGTAAGCCTCATCCGGGGAAAGCGCTCGCTCTTCCATTCGGCAGAACAGTTCCTGCGTCAAAGCGGCTTGCTTGGTAGACTCTTCATCAACGAATTTCATCCAGTAACCAAGCACGTCCAGATGGTTCTTCTGTGTGTGTTTGGTGGTGACCACTGCCCCGTGCGAATTCGCCCCAAAGCCCTGATTCTCGCTCTTGGTGGCATCCGCAACGGCGCGTGCGTGCGTGTTGGCGCAGATGGTGCGAACCTCGGTTACATACAAATGGTTGCCGTACTTGCCATCAAAACCCAAGGAAATCATGCCGTACAGCTTGACGATATCCCCATGCACGTCAACCTTTGGCAGATTCCATGTGATGAAGAGTTTGTCGGCATTTGCCCCGAGAAAGCCCAACGTCTCACACGGCTTGTTGATGACCGTATCAAAGCGCTTGATATACTCAATGGGCTGGAGCAGTTGGTAGCGGTCTCGAGTGTTGCCGACCAGAGTTACCTTGCCGTTCTCAATGCGAACAATCCCAAGCACATTGTTGGGAATGATAGTTCCAAGAACGTTCAGGGTAAAGGGCACTTGCTCAAAGGCTACTTTGTCCATCTGACCATAAACCTGCTCAGCGGTCTCATCGGCTTGACCGACACGACCCTTATTGTGCCACATCGCCTCGCCCTTGCTGTACACGTTATTTCTATAAATATTGTCACTCATATACTTATTCTCCGTTTCTCTAAAGTCTGATTTTTATTCGTAAGAGTATTATAGCACATTTTGTTTTATTTGTCAAGGGTTTATTGTCACCAGTTCCCGGGTTAGGGATGGCGACAATTCCGACCTTTTTAGTCTAAATCCGCCCATGGGCGGAATATGACAATTTCTATCCAATTAGTCCGAATTATCCCCGCCGAGTGGAATGACTATACGCACCGTTATAATTCTATCAATAATGAACGAGTTTGCTCTCTACCCTTGACAAAACGCCGGAAGTATGATATAATAAATACAGGATGATGTGTAGCAGTTCAGCAAAAACCGCCCTATTTTATCACGTCCGATTATAATTCATTGCTGGTTATAACTGAAAAGGCTCGGCTACACGCACTCACCCATATTTTTACAACGCACGGCAAGCCCGCGCTATATCTATACGCATACCTAGACCTTATACGCCTATGCGCATAACCCCATGCACCTACACGCATACCCAAGTCTTTAACAACCCCCTCCCACAGTACAGGTGTTTCGATTTTTAGTTTCAATTAGTTGGTTCAATTCAATTAGTTGGTTCAATTCCTTGGTTCAATTCTTTTTTTCAATTCAATTTCAATTCAATTCAATTTTCCGGCTCAATTCTGCCGGTTTTTTCATTTTAAATTCAAATATCCGGTGCAATCGGCTTTTCGAGCATGGGCGAAAATCCTATCATAGCCAGCCATAGTCTCCCATAGCGCGCCATAGCACGGCATAGCATGGCATAATGGCTCATAGGTGAGACATAAATTGCGTTATAGCTCATATTTTGCCAAAAGTGAGACATAAATCTAGGCGCAGTTCAAGTGCACCCCGAGCACAGGCGGCGCTGGTTAGTCAACTTGTCGTGTAGGTCGGCTATGCGCATAGTGCCATATTTTTGTTGCTCCAGTCCTGCGGATTATAATTCTAACACGTTTATAAACCACCATGAAAATCCGAACTCAGCTTCCGACCTTTCAAGGCGACACCCAAAAATTTCTTACGAGCCGACTTCATAGTTCGGCTACACGCATTAATATAAAATGAGCATTTTATAGCACTCATTTGCCCATGGTTTCAAAATTAAAGCAAAAACTGAAACAGGATTGTTCACCGTTTCAATTTATGTTCATTTATTGAAATCGTTCATTTACTCATGGTCGAAATTTTACAAAATGGCAATCATGCTCGTTTCAAATATCAAATAAGCATGGACGGAACGTTACTCACTTCAAGGGTTATCTCTTTATTGCGCGAATGCCGGGGGGAAATTATAGCGGGAAATTATAGCGGGAAAAAGTGTAGCGGGAAATTATAGGGGGAAATTTTGGCTAATTAGTTTTAGGAAACAGCGCACCGTGCCCTGCAAAGGGTAGGGGATTAGTCTTTTTCAACAAGCTTCATCCCATAATTATTGATGCCTTCTGGTATAATCAATCCTTCTTTTTTTACCAGCTTGTTGTTATAGGATACGACGTGCTGATACCTGCCCCACCTTTCCCCAACTTCTGCTATATCAGGAAATTCTTCGTGCAGATATTCTGCTCTTTTCAAAAAACCATCCCCGGCATGGATTTCGTCAGTGTTGCCACCCTTCATAGTACAGGTGGCTGGCTTATTCGCTATAAAAGCATTAAAAATTATTGTACATAAACCAGCTTTTAATACTCGTATAGAAATATCCGAATCTTCGTTGTATTTACCACGGAATCTCAAAGGCAAATCCGTTTTAATAAGCATACAGCTATAGACCGCCATATTCAATTTAATCGGTGGCTTTTTGCGTCTGCTTCCGCCTCCCGAAAAGCGATGAGTAAAGCCAGATATACCTACATTCTCATATCTTTCGGTAAAATCTTCTGCGGCTTTAAAAATACCACCACCTCTAATTACAGGAATTCTTTCGTTATGGTACAAACGGCAGAATCCACGGATGTTGTCGTCACAGTTCCAGTGCCATTTAAAACCCCTTGCGGCAGCATGCTCCCATGCGAAATTGCGTGCCGGGATACTTCCCAAACCAAGATTACCCTCGCACATGACCAGTATTTTTTTAGGGTCTATAACTGCGGCATAATTATTGTATTCTTGCGGTTCGATTACAATGTAATATGGAATTCCCATTTCTTCAAACGACTTTGAAGTGAGCCGAGATTCCCAACGTCCTTTACTTACAATGTAGATGGGATATTGAGGAAGTATCATATATTATTCGCTCTCTTTTTTAATGTTTTCCCAATATTTTTGGTGAGCGTCTGACATTTTTTGTATTGCTTTTTGAGAATGATGTTTACCAAACATATGATTTTTTTCTCCCAACAGTGCTTCTGATATTTTTTGTATTGTTTTATCAGAAAGATGCTTCCCTAGACGAGCTTTTGATATTCTTCGTTTTGTTTCATCAGAGCGATGTTTTCCTGTGGTTGCTTTTGATATTTTTTGTATTGTTTCATTAGAAGGATGTTTCCCGAACATAGGATGCTTTTTTCCTGAATTTGCTTTTGAAAGATTTTGTTTTGTTTTTTTAGAATGATGTTTTCCAAGCATAGGACTTTTTTGTTTTAATCGTGCGTCCGATATTTTTCGTCTTGTTTCATCGGAAGGATGTTTTCCGAGACCTGCTCTTGCGTTGTTTTTTGACATTAGCTGTTTTGTTTTTTTAGAGTGTTTACGTCCGGTCATTGCAGATATTCCACCCCAAGCAATATTATAGCCACCTTCGGTTACATGGGAATGAAATATTTTTATACAGGTAATTTCATAATATGCTAATATTTTTTTATCTGGTTCACAATAAAGAATAACGTATCTTTTAAAGTTTTTTTCGCTGTATTTTTTAATAGCACTATTGAGAGCAACGCAACGCGGATGTGTCTCAAACATTCTTTTTTTAACATTTACCCCCTGCCCTATATATTTTTTTCCATTAACTAAATTTTCGATACAATAAATTCCACTGGTCATTCCGTATCCTCATCCACAAAAACTCTATCCACACGCTTTGGCGCACGCGGTGGAAACCAAATTCCCTGCGTGCGAGGCGTAATCTTTGCTCCTACCAGTTTGGCAAAAGCATCCACATCCTCTTGATTGGCAAACTGCACCCCTACTATCTTGAACGGTTCGAGATTCTTTTGTTCATACTCTGGCATACCCTGCCACTCGTCATACCAATCTTGTGTCATTTGTTTGGTCACCCAACTCATTTTTACTCCTTCACAAATCCATTAGCACCACAGGAAACACAGTGGGAATTTTCGACAGGTTGCTCCGTTCCACAATATTTGCAGGTTTTTACAACATGCTCCACTTCTTCTTCCCATAAGGCATAGCGATAACCTTTTACCCAATATTCAAAGTGCTGATTTCCAGCATCATCACCGGCATCATTGACCATAATGATAAAAGATTTAAAGCGTTTGCCATTATGGAAAGCAATGACCTCTGCTCACCCATTTTAAACTTTGCTTCTGAAATATTTACGCAGTGCATTTCCGCATAAACATTTTCAATAAAAGTAATCATATTTACATCTTCAAGAGTTGTCATTTTCATGTACCTTTTTTAACATTTCTTTCCAATTATCTTTTATTGCACAATCGGCAATAAAGAATTCCAGAAATTCGTCCAGATACCACTCAGTACCTACCGGCAAACAATAGTTAAACCAATGACTATCCTTTGAAAAACCGATATGCTGGATAAGAACCTTGGGATTCTTTGTAGAAAATTCTTTGGTCATTATATAAATTTCTACACCTTTTTTTGTTGAGGCATACAGCCAACCTTTTCCTTCTGGTATCATTTTTTATCCTTTAGTTTCCACAACAATATCTCGGCAGGGCAATCCGGCTCATGTTTACCTGCGGCATATTCTGTTGAATGACAAATACCGCAATGAATACCATTATCGTCCGCTACCCACAACAGTTGTGTTAAATATTCTTTTGCTTCATCCAAGTCCTTGTGAGTCTGGTCATATGCATTTTTATATTCATCGCATAACTGATTCCATCTATCACACTCAAGGGTTCGCTTTTCTATTTCCGTTTCCAGTTCTTTCAGTTCGGCATAAGCGAGAGACACAACAGGATAATCTGTTGGCATTAAGTGCTGACAGTTTTTTAAATAAAAGAATAGGTCATAGAGCGCTGTTGGTTTTTTCATTTCTGTTCCTTTGGATACTTCGCAAGAACGGCGCGGGCGCTTTTCACCATTTCAAAGAATGGCCCATATTCCATAGCGTATTCCCCGCCTAGAATGGCCTCGGCCTCCCTGATAGCATATTCATATGTTTCCAGCGCTACTCGCATCTCGTCCCGCGCGGAGCGGAGGTCTGCTATTTCGGTTTTGAGCGCAACTAATTGGGAATAAGCGCTATCTTTTGACGCCCATCCACAGGGGCATGGGTCATCCATATGCTCACCAAACATCCAGCAATATGAACGTTCTCTTTCTACCATGTGTTCAAGCGCATTTATTTCACTCATTTTTGCTCTCCCGGGTAAGTAGCAAGTATTTCGTCTCTTCGCGTTGTCCATTCGTGGCTTGCTCTCACGGTTCGTAGGACTACGCATGCTTGCTCCGCCCAAACTCGCATCTCATCCAGCGCGATGCTTGTTTTACGATAATCGCTCAATGCTTGTTCAGCCGTTCGTTCCCATATTTTGCGAGTTTCTCGCACTATTTCCAGTTCCGTTTTCAGTTCCGCAAGTTGAGCTTCGTTTTCTGCAAGGGCTTTTGCTAACTCAAGTCGGGCAATTGCTCCCCCGACCTGCTCCATGCGAATATCAAATTCTCCGCAGATTGACTCAATGCGCTTTGTAGTGTTGCTCATTTTTCTTCTTTCGGATATTTTTCTAAAAGACCCTCGATTTCACGGAACATCTTTCCCGCTTTCGGGTATCTTTGAAATGCGTCTGCTCTTAAACTAGCAGACGATGTTGAAAGAATGTATTTATGCATATGCTCCAGCGTCTCTCGCATTTCATCCAGCGCAGCTTCTTTGGCAGCAAGTATTCCAACAACACCATAGTCGCACTCGTCGCACAACCAACCGTCTTTGTACTCTACCCCGTATAATTGTCCGTCAGCTTCTATTACATTGCCACAAACAAAGCAGTGTGCACTCATTTTTTACTCCTTCGAATATTTTGAGAGAACATAGGCGAGTGCCTCCATTTTCTCGTTCAGGCTTCCACCAAGCATAACACCAGCAAACCCTACTTCTGCACCCTCCGTAGCTGCCTTGAAGGATTCAAAGTAAGACAGGGCTTCTTTTGCGGCTTCCTGTATTTCATCCATCTTGGCACGGAGTTCGGTGTTCATGTTATAGACAACCGAATAGGATGTTTCGGCATTTTCTCGCAAATGCTCCTCGAGTGCTAACCTTCGTTCGAGGTCATCGAGTTCATTGGCGGCTTGATGCGCTTCAACCCAAAGTTCATTATGAAAGGTTGAAAATTTACCCATAGATAATTTGTTACGTTCAACGACACTCTTAAGTGCTTTTGCCATATTATTCTCCAGCCTTGAAATTATAAATCGGCTTAATCTGTTCCAAAATTTCAACCGTTGGTTCGATATTAGCGATGATTTCAGCCATTGGCTTATAAGCCTGTGGTGCTTCATCCAAAGTGGATTCGTTAAGGCTGGAAGTATAAACATCGTTCATCGTGCCACGATATTCGTCCATTGTTATATTGCGCTTGGCATCCCCGCGCGACATTTTTCGCCCTGCGCCATGAGGGGCTGAATAGTTCCAGTCAGCGTTGCCCTTACCAACACAAAGCAGACTACCATCCCTCATGTTCATAGGAATGATGAGTTTTTCGTTAGCGCGTGCAGAAACAGCGCCCTTGCGCATAATACCATCGTTGAAATTCACATAGTTGTGTATTGTTTCGAAGAAATCCCGACTGACGATATCCGCGTTCATAGACTGGAGAATGCGCTTTGCCATCGTGAAACGGCTAACACTTGCATAAGACTGGCAAATCTTCATGTCTTCCAGATATTTCTGCTTCTTATCACCAACCAGAAAGCACAGGTTGGCAGGATAAAGAGGGCTTGTTGCCCTGAAAAGTTTTTCGTGAGCGGCTAGTGCACCCGGGATATCAAACCCACGCTTCTGTTCTTTCAAGTCAGCGATTATTTTGTTGCGCTGTTCCTGATAGTCCATACCACCGTTCTTCCAATAGGAAACGGCTTCGTTCTGGTAATATTCGGCTACCTGCTTGCCGAGATTACGACTACCGGAATGTACAACAAGGTAGTGCTTGCCGTCATTGCCTTCGTTTAGCTCGATATAGTGATTTCCAGAACCGAGAGAGCCGATGGCTTTTCCAAATTCTCCCTGATTTCTCAGGTTATCATAACATAGGAGTTTTTCATATCCCTTGAAATTGGTTAGTTCAGTATCATTATTATTATGCCCACTTGGAATATTGTTATGAATATAATCATCAATATGGTCTAATCGTATATTCAAACCGGTTATGTCTACAAGTAAAACGCCACAGCCCAAATCCACACCCACTATGGCCGGAATTATTTTATCGGTCATCTTTGCCGTAAAGCCAATGACACAACCTTTTCCAGAATGTACGTCGCTCATAATACGAACGTTAGAACCTTCTGCAAAAGGTTGATTGAGCAAATTAATAATCTGACTCATAGCGCTTTCTTCTATATTATCAGTAAAAACTTTTGCGCTACCGTATTTTCCATTTAAAATAATCATTTTGTTCTCCAATCAAAACCCTTTTTCTTCATTGTTAATGGTCTTACCCATCTTTTTACTTCCAGATATTTATTATACTTTCTAGGAATAAATATTCCGCTGTTTTTATACAAAAAATCAGAAACTCTCTGAGCATTTTCTTTATAAACACATATATTGTATATAAAATCTCGCGTGTTTCTGTTCGGCAGTTTGGCTATTTCAAAATGAGTTAGAAGAAATTTCAAATATGCTGTTTTTAATTGCTCGCTTTTTGTTACAAAAGATAGAAAGGGAAATCCGTTTGCCGTATACCCAAGACTTCCGTCGCCGTCTATAACGCCTCTCCAAAATCCTTTTTCGTTATATTCTGAGCTAGGAGGAAGAGCGTTTTCTGATTTGTTCTCATATGGAAATCCATATGACATTAGCTCGTCCCTAAATTCTTTTTTATAATTTTTCCAAGTAAAGCTTACAAAATTTCCATTTGAAAAATTAGTTGTTCTTTTTCTGGAAGTGATACTTCCCGGTATAACTCTGTTTATTTGATACAATATATCTCTATCTTTTTCTGATATTTCCAGAACGACCCTTCCCCTGTTTCTCGGGTCTAGGCTCAAATCACCATCCGTCAAAAGAATCCCATAGATATAGGAGTAAACTTGATTTTTTAATTCCATACTCTAATTATAGCACAGAACTTCCGTTTTGTCAAGGGCTTTTCAGGGGTCAAAAGACAAGGCGAGCGCTTTTGTGATTATACGAAACATGCGGAATTTTATATCTACGCGCACCTTTTAACTTTCGTATAGTTATAAAAGACAACGCTGAAAAGCTCAACCGATTTCCCGAGACAGGCATGCCATTACTGCTGTTTTGGCAAAAAATAGGTCGAAATTCAGGCGCTAGGCTGCACAGGGGCAATTTGTACTGGCTAAAGGGCGTTAGAACAGGCATAGTGGGAATTTTCGGCAAACGGGTGCTTTTGTATTTGAAAACAAAAAATAATCGTCCCGGTTTTGTATTATAATCTAGTATGATTCTTTATATAATCTTAAAGTTCATTTAACGAGATATGGATTTCATACTTGGTGAAGTATGGTTTATAACTCTAGTGAGAGTTACTTTATAACGTTGGCTAAGTATGCTTTATAACGTTCCCTAACGTTACATTGTAACCCTGCTCCAAAACCGTTGCCTATACGCATCATCCTATATTTCTACTACTTAAGTAGTAAAAACATTGGATATAAATACCATATAGTTCGTATAGATATATAGAAACTCCGGGGAATAGGTGGCTTTTTACCCTTGACAAGTAGTAAAAAGTGTGCTATAATTAGTGCATATTGAAAAATCGAAGGAGCGTATATGAAAAACTTTGTTCCTTTTGCACAAGCCAAGAAAGATAAGAACGGGAGAGAAATTTATCTTCAAACCATGAAACTTAACAATGAATGGGTTGTCCAGATTTTCGAGAACAATAAATTCATTGGTGTGGATAAGGCTTTTGGTCGGCTGGTTGATGCCGAAAAGTATATTATTAGTGAATTAGAAAAGGTGTAACATGAGTAAACATGAAAGAGTAGATAAAGAAATTGATGCGTATGTTTTCAACCCTGATAATAAGGCTAAGGTTACAGCGTATATGCAGTGGCTTTCATATCTTGGCGGATTCTCAGGGCAAGGTACTACCGCATTGGATATAGAGCCAAAGGTTGCTATGCCTAAGGATTTGCCTAGCATTGTGCGGATGGAATTGATTGTAGAAGCAATGGATATCTGTAACATGCGTGCTACAACGTTTAGGAATGTCGTCAATGAGCAGTTAGGTGAAGATTTTGGTGAACCTACTGCCCCTAAAAGTTTGCTTGCTGAATTTGAAAAAGCATCGAAAGAATCACGGGACGCGAACGCACTAAAGCAGATTATACTGGATGAAGTAGACATTATAAGCGCTCGTACTGAAAAAATAAGCAATTCCGGTTGGCTGGTATTTAAAACCGCATTAACCGGTGAATATAAAGAACTCCGTAGAAAGATTGATTTATTGTTCGCAGAATTTGATAGATTGAGCGAACAGCAAACAGGAGTAAAAAAGGAAGGTAACAAAAATGGCACGTAAACTTGCTAGTGTACAAAAAATTATAGATATTCGTCCTATCAAAGACGCCGATGCTATCGAAGTAGCACAGGTTTTGGGATGGGAATGCGTTATTGCCAAAAAGGATGATTTCAAGGTCGGGGATACTGTGGTTTATATTGAAATTGACAGCATCTTACCCGAGAAGCCGGAATATGAGTTCCTGCGTGAGCGCAAGTTCCGTGTACGCACGATACGTTTGCGCGGTCAAGTAAGTCAGGGTTTGGTACTGCCGCTTTCTGTTCTTCCTAAAGGAAAATACAAGGAAGGTGATGACGTTACCGAAATCATGGGTGTTGTAAAATATGACCCACAGGCTTTAATTGAGGAACGTCTTGCCGCAGAACAAGCCGCACGTGAGAAGAACAGGATTAAGAAATTCCTTAGCCGTTACTCTTGGTTCAGGCGTATGTTCGGCAAACAGCGTGGTGGTTTTCCAAAGTTCATTCATAAGACGGATGAAGACCGCATTCAGTTGTTCCCGCACATCTGCGAAGAGCACGAACAAACCAAATTCGAGGTTACTGAAAAGCTGGACGGACAATCTGGCACGTGGTTCTTGGTGCGCCACAAGTTCCTGTTCTGGAACAAGTATTCTTTCGGGGTTTGCTCTCGCAAACTGCTTTTAAATAGACCCGACAACAGTTCTTATTGGGAAATAGCCAAGAAATACAGCATGGAAAAGGTGCTCAGGAACATAATCGGGAAATATGAGTTTGTGGCTATTCAAGGCGAGATTTGCGGCCCGGGTATTCAGGGCAACAAATATAACCTGCCAGAGCGTGACATGTGGGCGTTCAACCTTATTTACCCGAACGGCATGCGCGACAATTTTGTTGCAGCTTGCATTCTTGAAGCAGAAGGTCTCAAATTTGTGCCAAGTCTCGCTGACCCGTTCTATCTCTACCCGACCATTGAAGCAATGCTTAAATATTCAAACGGCAGGTCTAGGCTAAATCTAGCCGAAACCCTGCGCGAGGGAGTTGTGGTCAGGAATTACGAGAAGGGCATTTCGTTCAAAGTTGTTAGCCCTGAGTTCCTTTTGAAGTACGGAGAATAAAATAGGAGTAAGTAGATTGCCCCTTGACAATAGGGGCAATCTGTGTTATAATTAAAAGCATAGAGGAAAGAACTATGTTAAAAGTAACCTTCAAAAAATGGGATAAACTAACCGGTCTGGCTGCAATTGGCTATGGCAAACGAAGTGTAGATATAAAAATAGACAAGAAACTTGTTGGTACGATTGATGCCCCGAACTGGCAATCAGAAGACTCCACATGGGGAATTTCTTTCATGGTTATGAAAACAGAACCAGATGACAACCCTAATTCTGATTGGAAAAACATTCGTCTAAGAGCAAAATTTGCCAGTGAAAACGATGCTCGTGAATTTATTAAAAACAACATTGATAGAATTGCAGAAAAATACACTCTTCATTATGAGGAAGAATACAAATGACAAAAAATTTTCATGAACTCAATAATATTTTAGATGAACTGGCAAAGCAGGAAGAAGCCAGAGGTTTTAATTCGGGAATTGAAAACGCTGCTGGTGAACTTTTTGATTTGGCAAAAATCGCATTTCAGAATGAAAAAGATGGAGAAGCCAAACTCCTACGAGATTTGGCAAAGCAGATATTATTATTGCAAAAAAATTATGATATTGGGGCTTGGGAAAAAGTTGAAACTTGGATAGAGAACAGCAAATAAAACGAGGCTTTTATGTTAGCAGACATTCATTTTAACAACGAAAAAATGACAGAAATGACGGTTTACTGCCCGGACACCAATCGGACATACTTTCTTTCAGTGGATAGCTATGAAAGGCAGTTGGACATTATGAGATGCCCGTTTGCCGCAGAGCTAAAAGCGGAAGTCAAAAAGTTCTTGGAGAAACAAAATGATTATTAGATATGTTATTGGAACATTACTGATTGTAATTCCTGTTGGCTTAGGGATATATGTTTTTCTCAAAGAGTTTACTGCAAAAGAACTGCTTGAGATGTTCATCGGTTTAATCGCTGTAGCCGCTGTTATCGGCGGTATCTATTTGTTAGTGGCTTAGGAAATCCTATGAGCCATGATTATTATGTAGTGCTGGAAATAAGTACGTGGGCTGGAATGTCATTTGGTGCGGAGCACTATTATGGCGCTCTTGTTGGCTATATCAACGGCGAATATACAAAAAAAGATATACAAAAGGCAATGTCGAAAGAAAAAGCCAAAAAACTTTGTGAAAAAGACGATTGGAAATATTATAAAGAAGGCAGTCTTACGAATCGCTTTGATACAAAACAGGAAATCAGGGAAGTTGCGTTGGCGACATGGCAAGCGATATTTCCAGACGCCAAGGCTCTTCTTGAAGGGCATTTTTCCAGCGCCGAACCCATGAAAGTTTTATGGGTAAAAAATTCTGAATACAAGGATGAAATGAACAAGATTTGGGAAAAGAACGAAAGAATTCCCCATATCCCCGCGAATGATAAAAAGATAGATGCGCTTATTGAAAAATTTGATACACTTTTGGGAAAAGCAACAGGAGACTAAAATGAAAGTAAAACAATTAAAACTCTTACTGGAAAAATGCAACGACGATGATGTGGTTGTGTTAGCAACAGACGAAGAAGGAAACTGGTTTTCCCCACTTTCCGATGTGGAGCAGGGAATGACCTATTCCCATCTCTACGGCACAACCGCCATTCAAGAATTAACAGAAGACGACATTGCACAGGGTTTTACGGAAGAGGATGTATCCACCGACCCGAATGCGCTACCC